TCATATCATCGTTAACATGACTATAAGTTTCATCGTTTGTTCTACTGTATGTCCAAGCAATTGAGCTACGGTCTTAAAATCTACTCCATTGCTTATAAGTTTAGTTGCGTATGTATGTCTTAACTCATGCACAGTAATATCATATCCTTTTAATTTTAGTAATCTATTTAAGCATATACATGATGAATTAGTATTTTTGAATTTAAAAATTCTATTATTTATATTAACAATTTTTTTATGTTTTTTCAATTCATCTAATGTATTTTTGGAAATTGGAATTATTCTATTAGAATTTTTGCTCTTCAATTCACCAAAATTGTACTTGGTAGGGTTAACTTGCTTCCATTGTTTATTTATTATTATAGTTTTATTTACTTCATCTATATCACTCCACGTAAGGCCTAATATTTCTCCAAGTCTTAACCCACATTTTAAACCTAATAGTATAACTAAATAATATTTGTTACTTTTAAAATCTTCTAATAATTTATTTTCTTCATTTTCATTTAATGCCCGCTTATTTACTTGCTGCTTACTTTTATTAAATTTTTAAATTTTTAGTTGGTAATTTATCTATTATATTATAATCATCCATGGCAGATTTAAAAATAGTATTAAGCTTTCTAATATATTCTTGTATAGTACTAGGATTCAATCCAGTAAGCGTGAGACTATCCACAATATGTTGTATATCAATATTAGATATCTTAGTTAATTCTTTATTAGAAAGCGTTACAAGTGATTTAAACTGTTTTAAATGCTAATATAGTGTTTGTTGTTCTATATATTTTCATATGTTCTAAGTACATATCAGTAAACTGCTTGAAAGTTATTTCAGACATTGAAGGATCCATATTATTTTTAACGGATTTTTCTAATTCAACTAAGGACTTATCCATAGCAGTTTGCGCATCTTGCCTTTTCTTAAAACCTTGTTTGCTTTTAGTTTTCCACTTATTGCCTACCTTATAAGTTATTATATATTGATAGCCCTTATCTTTTTTCTTATAAGTGTAGAATATTGCAAGGTAACACCTCCTTAAAATTTTTTCATTACTCCAAAATTAGGTTCAAAGAACACTATATAATTATCTATTTCAAATAGAACTCCATATTTCTCTTTATAATGCTGTATAGATGATTCTAAAAAATCCTCCGTAACCTCTAAATACTCAGCCATTTCATAACGATTTTTAGTACCGGCATTGAAAGCATTAATAATGTCAATAATACCAACTAATTTTTCATATCCCCAATTTCTTGCTCTTTTTTCTTGTTTTAAATTAGATATATTAGAATTGTCTAGTATATTACCACTTGAGGTATAATGATGACCTAGTTCTTCTGCAAGAATGCATCGTTTTTCTTTTAATGTCTCTATGTTTTTATCCAATGCTATTACATTATCTCCATACAACCCTTTGCATTTACCTTTAAATTTCATTTCAACAACTTTTACCCCCTGGCTTTCAGCTTCATATAAAAGTTTATTATACGTCATATGAATCCCCCATTTTGTCTATTTTTTCTTTTTGGATATTATAAATTTTATGAAATTCTCTATATCTTCTACATCCTCATCTGTAAATTCTTCCCCTTCAAAATGTGCAGCCAAAGTTTTAATTTTATTTTCTTGTTTTTCAGGTTGATTAACTTCTTCAATCCCATATTCCTCAGTAGCTTCTTTTACCATGTTGTATACCTTTTTTACAGAATCAAGTGTCATATCCAATTTTTCTTCTGTGTTAAGCAAAAAGTCGGTTGAAACACTAAAAAATTCTGCTATTTTAATTAATACTTCATAACTGGGCTTTCGGGCATTAGTTTCATACATTCCTACCATAGAAGTAGTAACTCCTATGTTTTTCCCTAATTCTTCTTGTGTTATATTTTTACTCTTTCTTAATTTTTTATTTTATCTCCTAACAAAGTAATCACCTCAAATATATTATTAACACTATTAGTATTATAACCTGTAGTTGTAATAATATCAATACAACTAATAGTGATAATCGAAGCTATAAGAAGCAATAGAAAGGAAATAGCACTTAATTTCTCACTAATGGTTATAATTGCATTTGATTCCTATAACTGTTAGTTGTAATATATACATAAAGCAAATTGAAACGAGGTGATAGATTTGGCAAACCACATTACAACTTTGCGAAAGAAAGCAGGATTTGATACAGCCAAAGAAGCTGCAAAGGCTTTAAATATAAGTAATGGTATGATGTATCAGATGGAAGGTGGATATAAGACCCCAGGTTCACAGTTAGCAATTAAAATGTCCAAGCAGTTTAATTGTACATTAGAAGATATTTTTTACCTTTTAATACAACTAAGAGTTGTATTAGATCATAAAAAGATGAAAGGTTGAGATTAAAATGGACAAACTTTTAACTAAAAAGGAGCTAGCTGAAAGATGGCAGGTTGCAGAAAAAACGATTGACAACTGGAGGGAAAATGGCGTTTTAACACCGTGCAGTGGTATACCAGCTATAAGATTTAGCTTACAACATATAGCAGAACTAGAAGGAACTAAAGTGGAAAAATTTTCTCCAATAGAAAGAAGAAGGCTTGAAATAGAAAATGAAAAGTTAAAGCAAGAAAATGAAAAGTTAAAAGGAATATTAGCAAATGTTTTATCTGAAGTATCTAAGATTATTAATTCATAGGGGGTAACAAGATGAAAAAGATAAATTTAACTATAGAAAATGGACAACCTGTAACAACAGAAATAAAACCAGTAGAAATAGGAGGAAAAAGAGTTTTAACAACGGAGCAACTAGCAGAGATATATCAAACAGATATAAATAACATACAAGTTAATTTCAAAAATCATAAAGGTAAATTTACAGAAGGAAAACATTTTTACCTTTTACAAGGTGAGAAATTAAAAGAATTTAAGAACCATCTTAATAATATTCAGTTGGTTGGAAAAAGGGCTTCAAGTTTATACCTATGGACAGAAAGAGGAGCCAATAGACATTGCAAAATCCTTGATACTGACAAGGATGGGAACAATTCGACAACTTAGAGGAAACATATTTTAGAGTTAAAGAAATAAACCCATATAAAGGATTATCCAAAGAGGTACAAGCTATATTTGCAATAGATAAGAAAACACAAGAAATAGAAAAGAAATTAACAGGAATTACAGACAAATTTGAAGAGTTGCCTTTATTTACTGTAGATAGTAAAGAACTAAGTAAAGTGGCTAATAGGGTAGTAGTAAAGTTTTTAGGTGGTAAGGGAACCCAGCATATAAAGAGTTAAAGAGAAAAGTATATTCAGATTTATACAGACAACTTTGGAGGGAATTTGATGTAACAAGTTGTGCGGCAATAAAAAGAAAAGATTTAGAAGAAGCTAAGAAAATTATAAGTGAATATAAGTTACCAAGAGCATTAGCAAATGAAATTCAAACATTAAATAATCAAGTTAGTTTTTAGGAGGGTGGTAACAGTGAAATGCCCAAAGTGTAATAAGGAAACCAATGGTATTAATTTTTGTATGCAATGTGGAGCTAAATTAAATAAAACATGTAAAGAGTGCTGGATGAAGAATAGGCAGCCATATAACTGTGGCTTTGAAAAATGTCCAGGCTATAAGCTACCTATTATTGAAAAATTAAAGTCCTAAAGATTTTTTTATAGTTTCAGAAGTTACATCTACAAATATATCTCTTATACCTTCAGCAGTATATGTAGCAGCTTTACCTAAGAATTTCTTAAATCTAACTACAGCAACTTTAGTCTTAGGTGTAGGAGATTCAACTAGTAAATCTGGAAGAGATTCAGAAAATTGTTGTTTTTCAATTTGACTTAAATTTTCGTCCTCATTTATTAATAATCTAGCTGATTCTAGTGCAGATTTAGTCCAAGGATATGGTTGACCACAATTATAACAATAAGCTGGTGTAGTATGCATTGTTGAACCAAGATAACATACAGTATCAGATTCATAATCACCACGAATATTAGCACTACAATTTGGACAAGATATTATAGTTTTAGAACCACATTTAGTGCAAAATTTTTCACGAAACTGAGGAGTTGTATCATAGCTATCAGTTACAATATGACCGTTTAAACATATTTGAGCAATGCGATAAGAACCCATTAAAACACCCCCTTCCAACAAAATTTTACCACAAAGGGGACAAACAGTAAAAGGAGGATTACAAATGAATAAAAAATAAGAACAACAGATTTAAATTTAAATGTTTCTACAGGAACAGTGCTTTATGTGGATATAGATATTTTTAGGTTCTCATACGATCAAGAAATATTTAATTTAACTATTAAAATACTCGATGGAGAGAATTATGAATTTTTCGAAGAAGTTGATTTACCAGAAGATGAGGTCATTGTAGATCATAATGATTTGAAAATATTTGCCCTAAATTGGATATTTAAAAATGTTGAGGTAGTAAAGGAGATTTAAAATGCTAAGAAAGTTATTAAAAGAAAGGGGAATCAATTTAACAAAAGAAGAGTTCGCAATTATATGCGAAATAACAACAGATGATATTAAATTCAACAGGCTTAGCTTTAAAAAGTGTACAGGCTTGAATTATGTATTATATATTGCAATAAGAAGTGCAAGTATTTTTAAAAGATGTGCATAGAAAGAAGGTGTAAAAGATGAATGAAAATTGGTGCACATTAGCAATAGCAGTTCTTTACGAAAGACCTTGTACGATAGAGCAGGCATTTGAATTATATAACAAAGGTAAGTTTGCTAAAAATAGAAAAAAGTCTAAAGAAGATTTAGAAGATATGGTTAAATTAAGAGAATTTTTATCACTTGAAGAAATAGCAGAAATATATGGCAGTAGTGAGAGCTCTGTATGCCAAATAATAAATAAATTTAAAAAAGAAAAAAATAGCTCCCTGCCAGGAGCACAATAATTAAATAAAAAATCGTTAAGTACAGTTTATAAGAAATTGAAGTATTTGTAAAGTTTAAAAGACATAATAGAATTTCTACAAAGTTAGGAGGGTCAAACCTTGAGTGACAATAAAAAATATTATTATCTAAGAATTAAAGAAAATTTTTATGATACAGAGGATATAAAGATTTTACAAAGCATGGATAATGGGTATTTATACTCAGATGTATTAATGAAACTATATTTAAAATCACTTAAAAATGAAGGAAGGTTAATGTTTAAGGAACATATTCCATACAACCCTAAGATGGTTGCTACAGTAACAGGGCATAACATTGCGATAGTAGAAAAGGCTATGAAAGTATTTATAGAGTTAGGATTAATAGAAATATTGGACAATGGAGCTATTTATATGTTAGATATACAAAACTTTATAGGTAAGAGCAGTTCAGAGGGAGATAGAAAAAGAGCATATAGAAAGAAAATAGAAATGGAAAAACAAAATTTATTACCAAAAGGACAAATGTCCGACGAACGTCCACCAGAGATAGAGTTAGAGAAAGAGATAGATATAGAGTTAGAGATAGAGAAAGATATAGATAAAGATAATATAAGAATAAATTGGAAAAATATTTTAACAGCTTGGAATAACTTACCTAAACCTATAAAGCCTATAAGAAGCGTAACCAAACAAAGAAAAGATAAAATAAAAGCTAGAATTAATAGCTTAAAGTTAAAGGAAGAAGATGTTTTAAAAGCTATAGGAAATATAAGAAACAGTAGATTTTGTCAAGGTCAAAATGATAGGAATTGGATTATAGAGTTTGATTGGTTATTCCAAGATGATACAAGATTTACAAAAGTATTTGAAAATAAATATGTAGATAAGGAGGGCAAGAATGGATATACAGAAAATAATACAGGAAATAAGGAACAATACGACTTCTCAAGCTATTAATTATAATTGCCCTATTTGTAGAGATACAACCTGGATAGAAAATGAAGAAGGCTTTAAAAGATGCAAGTGTTATGAAAAAGAAAGATTAAACAGAATGTGGAAATCCTTTGGAGTTAATCCCGAAGATGTAAAAAATATAAGTGAATACAGAGTATACGATAAAAAAACAAAATTAGCAAAGGAAAAAGCTGAAATATATATAAAAAACTTTTCTCAAATTCAGAATACACAAGAGAATAGTTTTGGATTATTTGGACAACCAGGGGCAGGGAAAAGTCATATTGTAATAGCTATAGGTGCAGCATTATTAAATAATGGAGTACAAACTGTATATATGCCTTATCTTGAATCTACAAGAGAGCTTAAAGCAAATGTCAATGATGATGAATACTATCTAAGACTTTCAGATAGATACAAAAAGCGGAGTTACTTATTATTGATGATTTATTCAAAGATAAGATAAGAAATGGAAAGTTAATACAAGGCACATGTATAACAGAAGCTGATATGAAACATGTGTATCCAATTCTTAATTATAGATATTTTAATAAATTACCTATACTTTTCAGTAGTGAATGTACACCAGAAATATTAGTAGAACTTGATGGAGCACTAGCAGGCAGAATTATAGAAATATGTGAACCATATATGACCATTTTTAGAGATAAACGCTACAACTACAGAATGAGAAAATTTATTTAGGAGGATAAATAATTATGCTAAATAAAGAGCAAATAAAAACAATGCAAATGGATAATTGAATGCAACGGAATAAAATTACAAAAATTTGTAGCAGTAGAAGAGTTAGCAGAGTTACAACAGGCTATTAGTAAATATCAAAGAGAACCAACTATATTCAATATAGATAGCATAGCTAAAGAAATGGCAGATGTTTATATAATTCTAGAAGAATTAAAGCTTATATATTCTATCTGTAATGCAGAAATAGAAACAGAGATAGCATACAAGATAAAAAGAGAATTAAAAAGAATAGAGGATAAAAATTCTAGTGATACTAAGGGGAATAAAAATGAATAAAACAAAAATAAAAAGTATTATAATTTCAATAGCTTTAGTAAGTTCGTTATTTATTGTTTCTGGTTGTAATCTGTTGGACAATGAATATAAACAATTGCAAGAACATTTTAAAGGTAGGAATGCAATAATAACAACATACGATAAAGAAAGTAAGCCATTAGATAGGATAGAGGGTAAAAGTATAAGTATATCTTAGATGATAAATTTAAAGAGCAGGATGAAAAGGGAGAAACAATAAAAAAATCAAGTGTATTAAATATAACAGTTGGTAATAATCAAATAATTCATGTTGGAAGTAGTTTGATTCTCCAAGAAGATGGACTACAAGATTTAATGCAAGATACATTAAAATCTATAGAAATTATTAATCAAGACAAGGCACGTCCATTTTAAGAAATATTGTAGACAGTTATAAGAATATTACATCAGGGAAAAAAGAGCGATTTTAATAAGATCTCAAGATGGGAAACCGTTAGCAACATTTGTTGGAGATAATGTAAGTTATTTTGCTACAGACATTCCTAAAAGTACAGGGATATTAATTGATGGTAAGTATTTATTAATATATAGATGTGATTATACAATTTATGATATGGATTTAATTAAATAGAAAAAACAAAGAATAGTACACAATTTGAAATTAAGGCGACAGAAAAGAAGGTGATAAATTGAATACAGCAGTAATGTTTAGTAGCGAAACGGACTTATGGCAACGCCACAAGACTTCTTTGATAAATTAAATAAAGAGTTTAATTTTGATCTAGATCCATGTGCTACTAAAGAAAATGCTAAATGTTCTAAATATTTTACTAAAGAAATAGATGGATTAAAACAGGATTGGGGGGATACAGAGTGTTCTGTAATCCACCATACGGGCGTGAGATTAGTAAATGGGTAGAGAAAGCATACAAAGAATCTAAGAAAGAAAATACAACAGTAGTTATGTTAATACCAGCTAGAACAGATACGAAGTATTTTCATTCTTACATTTATAATAAGGCTAAGGAAATAAGATTTGTAAAAGGAAGGTTAAAATTCGGAGATGCTAAAAACTCAGCCCCATTCCCAAGTATGGTTGTAGTATTTTAG